CAACCGTTAGAACAGTCGCAAAATATATTAGAATACAACTAGTAATTAATTTACTAAAACATAATAAGCATTATTAATTAAAGTGTTGTTTTTGATTGCTCTGCTCATTTTAGCCGGAGAGAAATCTTCGTGAATTGCTGCTTTTGCTATTGTGGTCCAATTATTTAATATATTTTTGGTGCTAGCGTCTATTTTTTGAACTTTTTTACCACTAGTAGCAATTAGGTCATATCTAGCTTCCTGATAATAGTCATTTTTTAAACTAATACCGTAATAACCCTCAAATGTAGCATTTATATTATGTAGGCGGATCGGCCCACCGAGAATATATTGACAATTTTTTAAATAATTTTTAACATCTTTGTCCTCATTATTATTGATTAATAAACTGTTATTCTTTTTATAATTTATGAATTCTTCTACAATTTTATTAGTTGAAGCGCGACCTTCGGGAGAGAAAATGCAACTTTCAAAAATAAAATTTTCTATTTCATTTGAACTACTGCTTTTTTTATATACAATGTCTTTTAGCTTTATTCCTTTAAATCCATGAACAACTTGATTCTTATTTTGACCACTAATGCGACATGCTAAAAATCGTGTTCTCATATATGTATTAAACATGCTAAATACGAGTTTTGTAGGTTTCTCTCTATTATAAATACGAAATTGTCCTACAATAGTTGTTGAAGCTACTTCTACCTCTTTATGAAGAAAACAACACTCATCAATAAATTTATCAAATTTATTTTTAAGTTCAACACTTATTATATTAGTTTCATCATTATTTACATTGATGATTTCATTATTATTTTCATAATTATTTGTAATAGATGCAAGAACTTGCTCTAATTTTTCATTTTTTTCTATATATTCATTATTAAGGACCTTCAATTTTTCATTTTCATCACTTAATTGCTCTAACGATGCTTTATATTTTTGATTTTCTTCTACTAAAATATTAAATTTTTCAATACTATATGATTTTTCAGAAATAATATTTTTAATATATCTTGAGAGACAAAGAATTGTAAAGTTGGTTTCATCATATGCTAATATTTCATTTTTATTTTTTCCATCTACTTCAATAGTTCGTAAATGTTTTCTAATTTTAGAGCTTGTTTTAATAGCATTCTCAATTTCTTGCCTATTATGAACTTTGAAAGCATCACGAAGAATAAAATTTTCATACGTTTTATGATGGTCTTGTAATCGCACAGAGAGATTATTGCTATGTCCAAATTTTATTAATTTCTCTCCTTCAGTATTTGAATTATCAATAGTTCCAAAATAAATACATTCACAATTTACAGGAAATTGAGAAACAATTGTTTTTTCAATTGCTTTTAATTTATCTTGAATAGCATTTGTAATAAGATTATCTTTTGTAATAAGCTCATTATCTTTTATTAGTAATTTATTTTTCATTTCTAATGCTTCTTCTTCTAATACTTCAATGATTAATTCTTCTAACTTAATATAGTATTCATGAATTTCGTCTGCTTTTTTTGTTTGTGCCTTTAAACATAATGATTTAAATGTTTTAATATTTAAATATATTTTTTCAGAGTTATGACCCCCACTGCCTTTTTTTGCAACCGTTTGAACAGTCGCAAAATTAGTAGTACTATTTATAGTATAAGTATTGCTATAATCTTTATTCAATACAAAATTATATTTTAAACAAGTAGTTGCGTTAAATTTTCTATTAAATCCCAACCACCTCCAAATATGATCAAGATCTACTATAAAGTCAGCTGTTTTATCATAATTTAAATAAGTATAAAAACTTGATAGAAATAGTTGTTGCTCCATTTTTGTGAAGTTAGTTTTTACTTTTTCTAATAATTTATTGTTATTGTTATCACTTAGCTTGGTAATAGGGTTATTTGTTATTAAATTCACAATGTCGAGAGAAGTCATATTATACTATAATTGTTCTATTATCTTTAAGTTGTTTTCATAATTTAGAAACAAAACTATGGAAGCAACGCCTTACCATTTAGTTTTGCGCACATTAATTTTGGGGCCTTTCTTTTTATCTCTCGAATTAGGGTCATACATCTCTTCGTCGTCATCGGAGTCCATATTTTTACTTATTTCCCAGAATTCTTTTGAGCCGAGTTTGAATGTTTTATGATGTTCGGCTTTATACCAGAATATTTGGTCGTGTAATTTATTCGATTTGGCGTTATTATTAATCACTAAACACTCATAATTTTCTGTGCACTGATCCATAACCTGGCAAAAACTCTCAAAGGTTGGAAACATACCCGCATAGTTTTCATAAATACGCCGCCTATTTGCTATATATGGCTCGCGCAATATAAAAACGTAGTCGATATTCGTGCGCAAATTTGGAGGAATACCTAAAGGATATTGCATTGTTATCACCAACATCACTTTCCAGTGCCGACCATTCATAAATAGGAGACGCATCATCTTATCTTTTGTCCAGCTTCCATCATATAAGCAATCATCTAATATAACAAATGCTCGTGGGTCAATATTTGATTTCTTATAAGCTTCAACTTCTTTTTTTATCTGCTTCATTACCGTCTTCTGTCTTTTCAAAATATTTTCAATAATAGCAGTATTATATTCATCGTGAATAAATAATTTAGGAACATGCTCAGCATAAAAACCGTTACCTGCTTCTGTTCCGCTGATTACTGTCCCTATTGGAATATCTTGATGGTAATATAGCAAATCTCGTACTAAATAAGTTTTACCAGTGTCACGACGCCCTATTAACACAATAACGGGTCCTTTATTTTCATCTGGCCTAAAACTTATAGATTTAATGTCAAATTTTTTTAATTCTAATGTCATTACTAAACAACTGTATATTTATTAGCTATATTTAATAATTTGCTATTTAAACTTAATAATTTGCTATTTAAACTTAATAATTTGCTATTTAAACTTAATAATTTGCTATTTAAACTTAATAGTTTGCTATTTAAACTTAATAATTTGCTATTTAATAGTTTAATATATTTATTTGTGTTATAAATTAAAAAAATAAGTATTTGTTATTTATATTTATTAAATGGAAATAAACTATAGAAAAAATAATAATAAACAGCTTTTTGAGAACTTTAACAATAGTGAGTTATTAGATATAGAAAATTCTCAAAATTATTTTCCATTATACAATAATTTTTTCAACTTAAATAGCTCTAATTATAATGCAATAAATTTGAATAATAAGTATAAATTAGAACAAATTTTAGAAAAAATAAATTATAACAAATTTTTAGCAACAATCACAGATGTATGTAATAATAAATTTAACAAAGAAGTATTTATAAAATACAGTCCTCTTGTTGACCCTGTTAAATATATGATAGGAAAATATGAAAATAACTATAATATTTTAGAATTACCTAAATTCATAGATGAGGCAAACTCCGACTATAGTGCTACTTATAAAAAAATATTAGACCCTAATAATTCAGCATATATTGATGGTTTTTTTTCATATTTATCAAGCTGCTTATTAAATAACTATAATTTTTATAATGGCTTAGACTATTATGGCGCTTTTTTAGGAGTTAAAAATAAATTTAAATATAATGTAACAGAAGATTTAGAATATTTAAATGAGTCGGACTATTTTCATAAGCACAAAAATATTTTGTTCATTTTTGACAATAATGAAAAAATATTTAATTTATTTAACAATACTAAAAAATATAAAAAACCATTAGTATTAAATAAAGAAGGCGACGATTTAAGTATAAGCGAATTAAATATAAGCGAATTAGCTATAAGTGATTTAACTACTCCTACTGCTAAATCTACTGTTTCAAAGACAATGGAAGAAACTAATTTAGAAAATGAACTTAATATTGAAGTTGAAGAGTTGCACATAAGTAGTGATAATCTCGAACTAACCTATGAGAATCTTGATATTTTAGCGAATAAAAAAGTTGTAACAACAACAACAAATACAGCTACAAATACAAATACAAATACTGGAATAAATACTACAAACAGCTCTGATACGTGTTCATCAAGATCCTCAAATACCAATCTAACTAATTCAACAAATAGCGGTTCAGACGGCGAAGATGATGAAAGCAGTGAAGAAAGCTTTGATGATGAGGAAATATTTTGCTCAATCGATAAAATACCTGTTAAAATGATAATATTAGAATGTTGCGAAAACACTTTAGATGATTATATAGTAAATAATAAAATAAAAGACAATGAATGGGAGTCCATAGTTTTACAAATATTATTTACATTAATTACATATCAAAAAGTCTTCGAATTCACGCACAATGATTTACATACAAATAATATTGTATACATATCTACTCCAAAACACTATTTATATTATAAGTATAACAATTGTCATTATAAAGTCCCTACATTTGGAAAAATATACAAAATAATCGATTTTGGAAGAGCTATTTATAAATTCAAAAATAATTTTATTTGCAGTGATAGTTATTCTGAGTCGGGCGACGCAACATCGCAATACAATTGCGAACCTTATTTAAATAAAGCCAAGCCAATTATTGGACCAAATTATAGCTTCGATTTATGCCGTCTTGGCTGCAGTTTATTCGATTATTTTATTGACGACTTAGATGATATTAGAAAACTTAAATCCCCTATTAAAAAAATTATGATAGAATGGGTTTTTGACGATAACAATAAAAATATACTCTATAAAAATAATGGTTGTGAGAGATATCCCGACTTCAAATTATACAAAATGATTGCACGCTCTGTTCACAAACATACCCCGCAAAATGTATTACTTAAACCAGTCTTTGATAATTATAAAATAGCAAAGAAAAAAATCAATAATGTTCAAGAAATATTTAATATTGATGAACTGCCTATTATGGTTGCTTAATAATAAATAATAAACTAAAATGATTTAAAGGGTGCTAATAATAATATAAAAAACGCCGCTATATTATTATTATTAAAAAAGGATTTAAAGAATAAAGCACAAATTAAAAGTCGGGGTTGTTCGTAAAAGCACTTAGACTCTCCTTTGCCCCACCAATAATATGAGTAAATTCTAATTGCTCTAATAAAAACATTGAAATCACACCCGATAAAAATACAACAAGACCATCCTTTGTTATCAGTTTTAAAGATTTATCATCCTTTGTTATATATTTACTATCTATAATCTTAAATACTATAAACATAATACTTATCGATAATGTTGGTAGTATAAAATTCATTTATTTTATAATTATATATATAAATGAATTTCATAAATATAACGAATTAATTTGGAATTATTTAATGGAATTATTTAATGGAATTATTTAATGTAATTCTTCTATATCCAATTCAATATTATCGCTAATACTTCCTCCATTTAAATCTAATAACTCTAAATTTAATTCGTCAGGGTCTTCACCTAAATTTTGGACATCCAGCTCAAATGATGATTTACTTTGCTTATCTATGTTTAGCTTGTAATTATTTTCTGATGTTGTATCATTGTTGTCATCCGATTCGTAAGCTGGTTTACTTTCCATATTACGAGATTTATCATTTTCATCATCTGAAATATTGTTGTCACTTTCCAATTTATTACTCAATTTAAGATCACCTCCTATTTTTTTAGTATTTTTATTAGTCTCCACAACATTAGTTTCATTCATCTCTTTATTTGCATTCAAAATAGTATTTTTCAAATTAATCTTGCTCTCAGCTCTCAATTTATCTGCCGTCTCTTGCTTGATTTTATCAAGCTCCTTCTTCTCTTTTGCCTTCTTATTTTTTTCAATTGCTTCCTTGTCAGGTATTACTTCCTTCTTTTCCTCTATTTCAACATCTGTTTCTAAAGTTTCATCCAAATACATTTGTAATATATGTTCAATTGGTATACTCTCCCTTATTGTATTCAATATACACTCCTTGATTATTAATTCTAACTCTCTATTGTTTTTTTGCACTAACAGCGGCTTTATATTCTTTTCAAATAAATATATATTCACATATATTTTGCGCGCTACATTTATATAAGTTTTATGTATAAATTTGTGCAAATCGGGTATATCTATATTTATTTTTTTTTGCTTTAAACCTACACGTGTTGATGTTAGTGACTTCAACTGTGTAATATGAACACACGTTATCAAATCTTCTAAATAATTACAAGCACTCGATGTAATTATACGCTGTTTCTCGTTTTCGACAATTTCTGCACTCCATTTTGGAATATTGTTTAAAAAATTTTGAAATGTCATCAAATATTTAGTTTCTTCGCCGTTTTCTAAACATACATCATAGGCTTCTGTAAAAATTGACCGTAAACCCTCAATTATACACGGAGTTAATGTATTAGTTAATCGTGCACACCACTCATTTTTAGACTCAATTATTGTTGAAAGATTAAAATCGTCCATTTTTATATATTTAAAAATTTATTTTAAATATATTATTTTAACTAAAAATATATTATTTTAACTAAAAATAATATATTAGTTGGCATTTAATATTGAAAAATCAATATTACAATTATTGCTATAAAAATATAATACTATGTATATTAAATACTCTTCCACACGTATTTCTCTCTTATATATGTTAAAAAAAAACAGAAATTTATAGTAATCTGTCTTAAAATTGGATTTAATAGTAAAATAATCTAATAAATTATTAGCACTTATGCCTTTATTATATATTAATGAACTATATTCCAATAATAAAATATTTTTCTCATAATCATTAGAGTTGTCATTCTTTAATGCTTCGAGCTTAACATCCAAATTTTTAATAATTAATAGTACTTTATTATTGATTTTATTACCATTATTACCATTATTTACACTATTTGCACTATTTGCATAATTCATATTTTTTTCATTACAATATATTTCGCTAAATCTTGATAATATAGGTTTTATTATTTTGGATTTATTTGCAGTTACAATAAAAAATTTAGTATGATTATATATTTCTATTGACCTACGTAAGGCAGATTGAGCATCAAGCGTTAAACTGTCAGCATTTAATAAAATTATTGATTTGAAATTTGTAATATTTTTATGAGTAATTGTATTGGCAAAAAATCTCAAATTCTCTCTAATAAATTTAATGTTACCTTTTCCTAAGCTACAATTTAAAATTAACGTATTATTTTCTATATTTTCATTTGACTTATATATATAAATTAATAATTCTTCAAGTAACGTTTTCTTACCTACCAAATTATTTCCATATAATAACAAATTAGGTAAACTGTCATTATCATATAAATCTCTCAATTTTTGTAACATTATTTAAATATTTAAAAAATATTTAAATCAAAATATACTATTTAACATATATATACACTATTTAACATATATATACACTATTTAACATATATATATATATTATGCTCAATCTTATTTTATATGTTTGTAAGCTTTTAAATCTCTCAAATAAGTTATTAACTATTAATACTTGTAAAATAACTCAAGTTATAACTAAAGAGCTGCATAATAATAATAATAATAATAATAATAATAATAATAATAATAATATAATTATTAATTATGAAAGTCGCATCAAATCAAGAGAGCGTATTATAAAAAAAATACAAAAGTATAAGGTTCCATACGACATATACGGCCTAAGAATTATTTATAATGATACTAATAATATTTATAATACTCAATATGCATATACTATTAAAAATATATTAACCTCCAATTTTAATACATTAGATTTTCTATACGATGATTATATTGCTAATCCAAAAATAAATAACTATCAAAGCCTACACATATATGTATTGACTAATATTTTAATGGAAATTCAAATAAGAAATAACTTAATGCATACTATAGCTATTAATGGTTCAGCTTCGAATTATTATTAATTAATTACTTAATCAATTTAATTATATTTATTGCGTTTAATTTATATAATATATATATATAGTTTAGGATTACATGTCCAATCTTATATTTAACAATAACACAGATAACTATATTTATACAGGTTCAAGACTACGCGCGCCACCACAAACAACATTACGATTATCTACAGCTGAGAACGAGGCATATATTGATCTAAGTAGTAACAGCATTGTGGATATTAGTGCTTCCAGTGTGAAAATTAATACATCCAATTTCTCTATTACAGGAGGAGGCGGTTTTAATGTTGGAGGAGGATTACTAACTATTGAATCTGGATTACAGATTGGTTCAGGACTTTATGGTGGTAAAATATATAAATCAACTAACCCTTATGAAATTGTTATTGACCCATTCGGTCTCGATCCTTCAAGTAATATATTAGACGCATCAGGACAAGTCACCATTATGGGAGATTTATTTGTTCAGGGTAATACAACTACAATTAGGTCAAGTTACATTGATACTTCGGCTGTAAAATTAACTCTTGCATCAGGTGTCACTACAGGCAACATTAATGGCGCTGGTATAGAATTAGGCAAAGATGGATACGCATCTATGTTATGGAATACTAATGCAAAGAGCTGGATTTTTAATAAGACTATAACTATTAATCCAAATTTAGATAATAGTAACAGCTTGATACTCGGCAGTGGCATTGTGACAAGTAATAACAATGCTAAAATAACCAATACTTTTAGCGCATTTACAGTTGTAAAAGAAGGACTTTTATCCAATGTTGGAACCAGTGATAGAAATATTTGGACAGATGCTAGTGGTTGGACACTACTACATCCTTTGTCATCACAATATTCATATACTAAGATTGAAGCAAGAATTGCATATACTTCCTCTTCAGAAGCAGAACACACTTTAAGTTTTAAGATGCTTAAATATAGTCCATTAACATCATTATATTCGATTGAGCTATTTACTGATTTAAGTCTTGGGTCAAATATGGGTGTTTCAATTAATAATGTGCATTCTATTTTATATTATGATACTGCTACTAATACAGTGCCAAGTGTACAATATAAACTACAATTTATGAGAAATTGTCCTACAAATTCTACAATTTCAATTTCATTTGGGATTCAAGAATCTTCTGGTAATTTTATATCAGTTCAAGAATTATATAGACCTCTTGCATAATATAATATAATATAATATAATATATAAAATATAATATAATATAATATAATATAATATAATATAATATAATATAAAATAAACAATTAACGAAACAATTAATATATTATTACAAATATTATTATAAATAAATAATTATAATTTTAATTAGAATAATTTTTATTTATGAGTGAAGCAGCTATTCTTTTGGAAAGTGTTCCACAATATCCAGATTTCAATATAAATGGAATAGTTAAAACTGCTACCGAGTTAGGCTTACAAATAAATGATTTCGTTGCCTATTCTCAAGATGCTCAAAATAAATCTAATTGCAGTATTGTTGATGATAGCACTGGAACTGTAAGAAGATTTAAACTGATTAAGTTAGTACAACCATTTAATACTGAAGCTATTAATTATGGAGCATCTTGGTATAAATTAGATAGTAATTCTAATAATGTTTTGGAAGATTCATTGAACTATGATTATAAGTCCTATTACGATGCTTCAAATGGAAATGCTCTCGTATATCCATATTTATATGAAGTATTCACAGAATTATCATTAACAAAAGCAAACAATTTACACAATTTACCATTTGGAATTCGTGGAGGTAATTGGAATTATAATAATACTAAAGGCACTTTAATATTCTCCTCGTTTAACACTTTAGCAGAGCAAAATTTATATGATGGGATTTATGTAATTTCTGAGACTAATAAACCGGTTATAAATGTATATAAATATATTGGAAGAAAAAGTATTTCTAATTTGACAAATCAAATCACTTCTATTGTCGGGTCCTATAATAATACATTAGAATTGCTATTAACATATATTAGCAACCAAACACGAAGCATTTATAGATTAGAAGAACTTATTACTAATAACGCAAACTCAAATGTAAGCAATGCTAATAAAACGCTATTTGGTGTTAATTCTTTCTTAACATCTACAAGCATAATACAAGATTTAAGCACCACATTATTTAATACTATTAATGTTGGTAATAATAGATCAGTTATTGTTGATGTTAATTTTTCATTATATTGCAGTTATGCTTATAATGAGCGAATAACTATTGAACTATGGAGAGATGCTAGTATGATTGTGCAAAGTATAAACATTGGTTCTGTTAATGCTACTGGCGGCATAACAATCCCTTATAGTTTAACATACTTAGATGAAAATTTGAGCGAAGGTATTAAAACATACTATATAAAATATAAATTAGAAAATAATGACAGCTCTATTGACCAAGGTATTATAAATGTTAAAACTCCAGAAATTCCTGGTTCAAGTAATATTATATTGCGAGAGATTGCAAATATAGGGAATTATTCTAATAAAGCACTATTTGAAACCTCCAATTTTACAACAACCACGGCCACTATGCAAGACTTGAGCGCAAGCCTTTATAATACTATTGATGTATTTGATAGCAACGTACAAGTTAATATTAATCTTAATTTATATTGCTGTTATGGGTTTAACGAACGAATAACTATTGAAGTGTGGAGAGATGCAAGCATGATTTCGCAAAGCAACGAATTAGGAACAATAAATGCAACCGGAGGCTTAACCATACCATACAATTTCAATTATTTAGATAAAAATTTGGCAAATGGACCCAAAAAATATTACTTAAAATATAAATTGGAAAATAATCTGCATAATCAAGAGCAAGGTATTATTAATCTTAATACTCCTAATTCGAGCGGTTCAGGAAATATAGTGTTGGCAAATGTGTCGAATGCTACTTCTAATTCATTAAATATAAGTGTGGGCGATTCATTATCGCTCATTAATATTAATACTACTGTAATAACAACCGAAAACAATAGCTTTACAACCAATACAAATTTATTACAAGATTTAAGTGCTTCGTTATATAATACTATTGATATTTATAATAATAGCCCCGTTTTAGTAGATGTACATTTTAGTTTATTGTGTTGTTACTCTTTTGAAGAGCGAATAACTATTGAACTGTGGAGAGATTTAGTCTTAATCTCTCGAAATTCAAATATAGGGACTGCTAATGCAACAGGTGGGTTTAGAAGCAATTATAGATTGTCCTTTGTAGATGAAAATACTAGCAATGGCACAAATAAATATTATATAAAATATAAATTAGAAAATAATACTAGCATGCAAGAACAAGGTATTACAAATATTAATATAACTTTATTGTCTGGTTCTTCAAATATATTATTAAGAAAATTATAAAAAAAACTTTTAGAAAAACTTTTAGGAATATTTTTAGGAATATTTTTAGGAAAACTTTTAGGACTATTTTTAGGAATATTTTTAATTAATTAATTTAGTTATTTAATTAATTAATTTAGTTATTTAATTCAATTAATTTAGTTAATTAATTTAATTTAGTTATAATTTAAAAACAAAAATGTTTTTTAATTATATAAAAACAGTTTGAATGCCGGACCTCATTTTCAATCGCCCGACCGACAATTATGTGTATTCCGGTTCTAAAGTACGCGCAGGAGACAACAGCACTAAATTAACTCTTGCATCAAGATATAATGAATCAGTTATTGATTTATGCGCTAATAGCAACATTGATATTAGCGCCAGCACCATCTTTCTTAACGGCAAAATTGTAAGTGAAGGCGGTATTCAAGTCGGATCAGGAATATACGGTGGTACAATTACTAAATCTAGCAATGCTTATGAAATTATTATTGACCCATTTGGTGTTGATGGTTCAAATAGCACTACACAAGATGCCTCAGGCAGTGTTGTGATTATGGGTGATTTAATTGTTCGTGGTAATACTACAACCGTTTACTCTACCAATGTTGACATTAGTGATGTATTATTAACTCTTGCGTCTGGTTCAACAACTTCATTACGTTCTAATAACGCTGGTTTTCAATTAGGAGATGGATATGCTTCGTTTTTATACCAAACAAGCAATGGTAGATGGAGATCGAACATTGGTATTGATATTAGCGGTGATTTAACGGTTACAAGCGCTGTAACTAATAATAGTAAAATAACTGGAAATTCGGGTATTGATTATTCGGGAAATGTACTATCATTAACTAATGCTTCACAGCTCCCTGTTACATGGAGCACATTTGCTTTAAAGACATCGTCATCACCAGGCGGTCTTCCAGCTAGCATTGGTGATGTAAGCAATTCGTGGGTTGATGCAACTGGTTATGTTCTTTCAAAAACAGTAATAAATGCTAATTCATTCATTAAAATAGAATTTAAAGTTAACTATACTGCTTCACCGGAAGCGGACCAAACTTTAAGTTTCCAAGTATTAAAGAGTATAACTGGTATTGACGGCAGCTATAATACAACTGTATTTTCTGATATAAGTTTAGGTTCAAATATGGGAGTTACATTTAATAATGTGTATTACGGCACATTCATAGATAATCTTGCAAATGCCTTCGATGCGACCACTGTCCCTGTATCTTATAAACTACAGCTTAGAAGAGATTGCCCTAACTATGATACCATTTCAACACAATATGGTATTCAAGCGTCATCCGGTAATTACATTTCATTGCAAGAACTTTTCAGACCTGCGCCACCCTAAAAACATTTATAAAAATAACATATTAATAAAACATTATTAATAATAACATATTTGTATTAATATATATATAAAAAATATATATTAATATTATAATAGTTTATGAGTTCAAACAATATTGGTTCAATATATGCTACAACTATTTCATCTGAAAAATATATTATTATTGCTAGCCAAAATATAGAATTAAGTGGAAATATTATTATTAATAATAATTTACAAGCTATTGGTAATGTAAAAATTAACGGAAATTTAGACGCATCTAATGTATATACTAAAAATCAAGTATATAGTAAACCAGAAATAGATAACTCATTTACTAATGTATATACTAAAAATCAAGTATATAGTAAAACAGAAATAGATGCTTCCTTAGCAAATGTATATACAAAGTCTTTGGATGTATGCGGTAATGTAACATTTAGAGGATCCACTTTATATGTTCCTTCATCATTTACTATTGACCCTTTTGGTTACGGAGATAATACAGGAACAGTACTAATTAATGGTAATTTAGTAGTCCAAGGAGAAACAACAACCATTAATTCAAGTGTTGTAGATATTAGCGATAAAATATTAGTGTTGGCT